GATGCCGGACCAGGTGATGGGGGCGTCATCACGCCCCATTGCATCGATCACCCTATCACCACCGGGGAGTCGGTGGACGACGAGGCTCTGCGCACCGCCCCAGGTGATTGAGGCGGGGAGTTCGAAGTCGCTGAACTGGATCGGGCCGAGGAGAAGGACTGGCGTGCTCATCGGTTATTGGCCTCCCTGCGCGGCACCGGGCCAGGAAATGCCCAGATTCGGATCGAAGCTGGTGCCGCCCGCGCTGGGGCGGTTGGCCTCGCGGGCGAGATGGTTGGCGAGCCAGTGGCCCAGGCGCTCGCCATCGAGATAGACGTCGCCGCCGACAGGCTGAGCGGCGTGCGATGACGGCGGCGGGGCGTGGGCGGTGGGCTGGCTGGCAGGTGATGGCATTGCCCCACCTGACGGCGCAGCGGGAGCATCCAGCCAACTCGGCGTCACTGAGGATGACGGCGGCGCATTCGATGTCGCGGCAGCGCCAGGGCGAGATGCTGACGCAGGCGAGACGGCGCGGGGCGGCGCGAGCGAAGGTATGCGCGCTGCTACAGGAGCATCTGCCGATGGCGCAGCTGCGGCTGCAACGGTCGGGGCGTCGGGAACAGCCGATGTCTGCGGCGGCGCAGAAGGTAGCGCAGGTGGCGCGATGATCGCCTGAGGAGGCGACGACGACGGCGGATCAATCCGAATGATCGGCGCGGCGCGGCGCGGGGGTTCTGACGGCGACGGCGACGGCAGCTTGGCTGGCGCAGTGCTGGCTGCATCGCTTGTCGCCCCCGCAGCAGCGGCAGTGGGCGGCGGCTTGCTCGGTGAGGGCGCTGGTGGGGCCAAGGTGCCCAGGGCGCGCAGGCCTTCGGCTGATTGTGACACCGCACGGTCCAGCACCGCCAAGTCGGCGCGGATGGCGGCAAGCCCGGCGCTGACGCCGTTATCGAGTGCGATGCGGATGCCGATAAGGTAGTCGTCCATCAATGTTCTCCGCGCAGAGCGGCCATTGCCGCCTCACCGATGCGATGGGCAATGCCAGGGCCGGCCACGGCGGCGAGTGGGCCGAAGCTGGGACGGGGTGAGAGTTTCGGCGTGCCGTGCTCCTGAAGCACCGCGACGGGATCGTTGCTGCCGATCACCGCCTCGGTGTTGGAGATGTCGGCTGCGATGCTGTCGTGCAGCGTGCCGGTCTGCTGCCAGGGATGGCTGTGCGGGCCGCCGGGCGCGGTGCCGAGAATATCGCGCAAGGCGTCCGTCAACGCCCCAGCCTCGGCAGCGAGCGCGATGCTGATCGCCTCATCTAACCGGGTGCCGAGAGAATTGGCGAGAGATGCGAGGTTCATGCGCGCTTGCTCCATTCCATGCGGGCGAAGTCGAATTCGCCACCATCAAGGCGGCCGATGGCGACGATCCAGGCCAGCCGGTCTTCAGGCGCGAGCGAGAAGGCGACGTCGAACGGCACCCCGTTCCGGAGGAGGTAGAGACAATCCACCAGATCGGGGTGCCTGCTCAGTTTCCCGCATGGGTCGCCAGATCGGGGGCAGGATCGGCAGTCAGCGCTGCGGCGATGGCGGCGATGCCCTCATCACCGAGGCGCGCGACGATCGCTTCGATCTGCGCCTCGTTGGCAGGCGGCGGGACGGGGATGGTGTCGATCTCGGTGACGGCACAGGCCAGGGTGGCCATGCCGAGCCAAAGCGGGTTTTGCGCCAGCACCGGCCCGGCCGCCTTGAACAGCCGCAGCTTATCCAGCGCAGTCAGACGGCGCAGTGACAGGGTGCGCCCCAGGCCGTCACGCACCGTCGCGGCAGCATGGGCCGCCGCGAGGTGCGATTGCGTGGGCGTCATACCCGCCGACGCCGGGCGGCGAAGAAGTCCAGCCGCTGTTTGACGCTCTGATCACCCCGCCACTGGCCGGATTGGGTGAGTTTGAACACCACCTGATCGAACTGGTAGGTGCTGGTGCTGCCATCCGGCTCCGAGACATATTGGTAGAGTGTGCCGGTGGGCACCGCGCTGCCCTGGA